CACTTAAGGGGCAGTGTCCGTAATATGCCCTTATAGGGCTTTCTCAAACCACCCGTTTAACGGGTGGTTTTGATTATTTCACCGCATCTTTCTCCTCCTTCACCAACCCCACCGCTTCTTCCGCACTCCTGCAAATGCCGGCGACCGCACCGGCGGCTCGCATCTGTTCCAGGAAGTGTTTCTGTTCTTTGGTAGGTCTGCCTTTCGGCGTTTTCACTTCGATGAATAAGGCTCGCCCGTCCGACTTCCGCACCCCGAACAAGTCCGAAAATCCTGCCGGAACGTCGGAACTGAACCATCTCCCGTCCATGGTATAACCTTTCCCCACGTTCATGCGGAAGATGATGCAGAACACCGACACCGCCGCCCGTATCTCATTTTGGATCCGATGTTCTTCGGTCATTGTGTATCAGCCCCATTCGCTTTGCCATGTAGTACGCCCAGCCGGGCTTGTACCCTTGGTGTTATACTAAAAAAGTAGACAAGGAAAAAGAAAAGTAGTATAATAAAAGCAAACACGAAAGAAGAAAAACCAAGGAGGAAAAAAATGATGACAAACAAACAGCCGCAATACGATGAAACTTTTAAAAAGAACATCGTGGCATTACACCAGAACGGAAAAACCCAAACTGAGCTTTCCAAGGAATACGGAATATCGGTAAGTGCGATCTCAAGATGGATAAAGCTTTATTCGGAAGTCAGGGTCGACGACAATACTGTTATGACAGCAAAGCAGATAAAGGAACTACAAAAAAGAAACGCACAGCTTGAGGAGGAAAACATCATATTAAAAAAAGCGCTTGCCATAATGACTCCACGCTCAGGGAAAGAATGAGAGCTGTACATTTACTTCGGCACGAACATGCAATAATAACCCTATGTCGTGTTCTGAATGTAAACCGCAACAGCTATTACAAGCATTTTAACTCTAAAGAACCTAAAAGAACAATTGAAAACAGGAATATAAAGAACTGTATTTTACAGATTTATTCCGAAGCAAAATGCCGTTACGGAGCTCAGAAAATGCGCAAGGTTCTTGAAGTTAATTATGGCATACATATTAGTCAGGGAAGAGTGTACCGACTGATGAAGCAAATGCAGCTTCCTAAAATGTCAACTGTCAAGCCGAAATTCAAAGCCGCAAATAAATCCAGTGACAGAGATTGTCACAACATATTAAAGCAGAATTTTAATCCCAAAGAGCCAAACAAAGCATGGTGCAGCGACATTACATACATAAAAGCCGGAGGAAGATTTTATTATTTATGCGTTATCATTGATCTTTTTTCAAGACGTGTGATAGCTTATAAAATAAGTAGCAAAATCGATGCCAGGCTTGTCCTGGATACATTTGAATCTGCTTTAAAAAACAGGAATTATCCTGAAAATGTGATTTTCCACTCAGACAGAGGTTCTCAGTATACCAGCGATGAATTCCGAAAAAGGCTGGACAGAGCTTCTTTTATTCAGTCGTTTTCTAAAAAGGGGCATCCTTATGACAATGCCGTAGCAGAAGCTTTTTTCAAGTTTTTGAAACTTGAAGAAACTAACCGCCGTTCATATGCCTCTTTTGATGAATTGGAATTGTCTGTTTTTGAATATATTCACTTTTACAATTTCAAACGACCTCACTCTGCTAATGACCTTTTATCTCCCATTCAATTTGAAGAACTTTTTTGATTCTTTTCTCTTCTTCTGTCTACTTTATTGACTATGGTCCAAGGCTTACCACAATTTGAGCAGATAAAATCGTACATGGCTTTCCTGTTAACATCTTTTATATGAGCATTCCACCATTTCATTCTGCATTTATCCGAACAGAACTTTTTCTGACGTACTCTTGGCGGCTGCGTGATTGGCTCGCCGCAGCAAAGGCAGAACTGCCCTTTATGTCTGCTGCAAAAGGATTTTATCGTGTTGACAGACAATCCTACAGTTTCCGCTATCATAGAAAACGACATTCCCTTTGAACGCAATGTGAGTACAGTAGATTTTTGTGCATCTGTCATTGAAATCACCTCCTACTTTACATAGGACGGAAATATGGCTTTTGAGTACCGAAAAACAAAAAATCCCCACGAAATATGAAAAATTCATATCTCGTGGGGATCGTTATCAGATGTCAGCCTTGTTCACCCAACCGGTGACATAGGAACCGGCAGGCGTTTTTCCGCAGTTTGCAGCAGAATTTGTAATACGCATTCTGCCATTTACAACCTGTCCATCATAGAGATAGTACGTTCCGGATTTCTTTGTTCCAGTCTTGACTGTGCTGGAGGAATACAATGTGGTATTGTTCAGCGTAATTTTTGCGCCTTTTGTATATGTCTTTTCGGCAACGGTATATACCACTTTTCCTGAATTATCAAAAACGCTATAGCCAGTCTTGCAGGCTTTCTTTGCATTTTCCAGAGAAGAATATGCACCAATCTGGCTTTTAGCGTCAGACCAGGACTTTCTTACTCTGTAAAGCTGATTTGCAGGTGTAGGATTTGGAGTTGTAGATGTAGAACCAGCACTCAGATAAGATTCGACCTTCTTCTTAAATTCCGCCCAATGAGGCAGAATGTAGGCAGGACAGTTTTTGTAAGAATTCTTCGCCGTATTGAGATAGTCCACAGTACCCGATTTTCCGTCACGGACATTCAGCCAATGGGTATGGGTGTAGAGGTGATTGATGTCCAGGTTGTACTTTTTCAAAAGTGCTGCCGCAAGCCTGGCACAATTATCCTCCGACTTCTTGTCCTTATCGTTGTATGCAGAAGACATAATACACTCAATAGCGATATTTCTGCGGTTGCCGTTTCCACTGCCGTCAGCGGCGTGCCAGCCGGAGAGGCTAAGGGGCAGATTCTGCCAAGCACAGGTGTTGTCTACATAATAATGTACTCTGACGTCTTTCATATTGCCATTGTAAGTTGCTCTGGTGTATTGCTCCGCAGGTGTCGTTCCACTTGCTACCGAAATCCAATCTGTGTTGTGAACAGTAATACCGATAACTTTGCCCTCCATAGAAACGGAGGGCATATCGATGTGGTTTGGATTGTGTTTTGTGAGCAGAAATTCGTTGACGGTTACACCGCAAAGAGTTGTTGTGTTATCAGGTTTCAGAATTGCCATTGTCATTTTCCTCCTTGATTTCTTCTTCCACTCTGCCTACTTTTGTTTGCAGAACATCAATTGCTTTTTTGAATACAGGCGGATAGGGTACGCCCATCAGCGTGGTATTTTCCACAATAGACAGCAGCTCATTCAGACAGAAGCTGATGCAGACCGCATCTCTGATGTAGTTTGTGCCGATGAGAATATCGATTCTCACACCAACCACAACCATGAGCAGAATGCAGAACTTCTTCGCAAGACCAATCCAGCCTGCCTTGCTATTTAGCGCACCGCTTTTGCTATGTTTGGATTTTCCCATGACTGCAGTGACCAGACCTGTTGCAAAATCAATACCCATAAAGACCACAAGTGTTGCAAGTGCAGAATCCCAGCCGCCAAATAGCGTTGCGATAAATCCGCCCACAATGCCTGCGATTGTACAAAGCCATTCCTTCATAAACATCATCCTCCCATAAATTTGATTGATTTTACCATCGGATGTGAATTGTCCGATGTGCCTTTGAAGGCAAGATAATATTCTCCATCCGGTACATTTTCCAATGACTGCATCACGGAAATATATGTATCGGAATAAAGCCATTTGAATTGTAAAGTTACTGCATTTCCTGCCTGAATTTCCCCATAGATATACTGAGCCAGTTCAGCCCCGGTCTTATCAGCTTTCTTCACCAGATAAAATTCAGCGTCCTGTGATGCGCCGACTGTATAGCTGAGAATCAGATTCATGGAAGAAGTGAGAGCAACCGGTGTCAGGCAAAGCACAAATACAGTTCCTGCCCAGCTGAAATCCGACTGATTGAAGTACAAAGCATAGTCATTCTCTGCACAGCAGAAATGGGGATAACTTTCCGCAAAGCCTGCAAGTGAACGGTAACCATCGTTGTAATAAGTGTAGACGCTCTCACCATATTTCTGCAAAGCATCACTGCCGGAAGAAAAGACCGTGATGTATTCAATACCGGAGCGGCTTTCAAGAGCGATAATTCTGGTTTCAAGAGCAAGGATTTCTTCTTCCTTTGTCTGAAAATCAAACTGAACAGAATCTCTTAGCTGCTGAGTGTCGGCATCAAACGAATCGCATCTGCTTGTAAGACCCATGATATAATCCATAGTGCTATCCTGCAAAGACTGTAATTTCTGCTGCAGTTCCTCAAAATCTGCTTTATCCGGATAATCTGATATATCAGGCGTGATGCCGTCTTTTCCGTCATTCCCTGGAGGGCCCTGTTCACCATCCTTGCCATCAGAACCTCTCAGGCTTTCAAGCCACTCCGCTTCTGTGCCAATAAAGCCATTTGCAATGGCAATTTCATATGCAGATTTTCCGTCAGTTCCAGGAGCACCGTCAATGCCATCTTTACCGTCCTGTCCATTTGTTCCGTCAACTCCATCTTTTCCGGGCTGTCCGTCGGTACCGTCTTTTCCGTCTTTACCTCTCAGGCTTTCCAGCCACTCTGTTTCTGTTCCGGTAAATCCATGCTCTACAGCAATGATGTATGCGGATTTTCCATCAGTTCCAGGAGCACCGTCAATGCCATCTTTACCGTCCTGTCCATTTGTTCCGTCAGTTCCATCTTTTCCGTCAGAACCTTTCAGGCTTTCCAGCCACTCAGTTTCTGTACCAATAAAGCCATTCTCTACAGCAATCTCAAATGCCGACTTGCCGTCAGCTCCCTTTTCACTTATCTTTTGAAGCAACTGCTGATAAAGGTCGGGCGTTGGCGGTACATTGCTGCTCTCACCGTCAAAACCAGACGGTCTGATATGCAGCGTTTTCACAACCGTTGTTGCCCTGACAGTTTCCGATGATTCTGCATCATAACCGAAAAGAGACATTTTCACAGCACCAGCAGCGAGTTCTGCCGGCAGCACACAGCTTGTCTCATCAAAGCCAAGAACTCTGTTGTAGGTGAACTCGTCCTGAGTGAACTGTACCACCTTATGCAGCGGTTTCCAGCTGTTATCAAATACAAAGTGTATCTTTACAAAAGCAATCTGGTCAGCTGCAATGACCTCATGCTCCAGAGTTTCGATGTTTTGTCCCTTTACAAGAAATTTTATCATGCCTTCACTTCCTCCCAAGTTTCCGCATCTGCATCATATTCCATATATCCGTCCAGGCACTGAATCCTGACAAGCGGACTATCTACTGTACTGCTTGAATGACCGTCCCAGTTGGTGTTCTTTTTTACTGCACTCCATTCAGCAAGACTGCCCTCATAAGTGATTTGCGTGAGGCTTTCACAGTAGTTGAAACAGCCGCCGATAAGTTCTGTTGTGCTTTTGGTGATCGTGAAATTCTTCAGCTTGATACAGCGTACAAACATTCTGTCACCGATGACCTTACCGCTATATCGAACGGTTTCAAGCTTCTGACATTCTCCAAACGCCTGTTCACCGACTGTTGTCACAGATGCGGGAATGGTAAGGGATTTGATAGCTGTACCTGCAAAGGCAGACTTTGCTATCTCGGTCACTTTAGACGGAATTGTAATTTCAGTCAGTCCATAAAGATTCTGATGCACCAGATATTCATCAATGTGCGGTATGAAACTATTTCGCTTGATGGTTCTGAGCGTTGTCGGAAGAGTGGCTGTTTTCAGATTGTTGCAGTATTGGAAAGCATATTCACCAACCGTTGTGATGCCTTCTGAAACGACAACAGAAGTGATGTTATCATTTTCGCAGAACGGAGATTTGTTTCCGCTTGTTTCATATGCACCCATATAATCATACATTGCTCCCGTGCCTTTGAGAATCAACCTGCCGTCAGAGTAGAGAACGTAGTTGATATCAGCACCGCATTTGCCGACTGAAACCACATCTCCGGTCATTTCATCTACCTTTGTTGTCAGTTCTGACACCTGATTGGTTAGCTGAAGAATGGTTGAATTGTAATCATTTATCTGTGCTGTAATCTCCGAAAGCTGTGACATCATATCCGTGACCTTGCATTTTCCGAGAATACAGCGTACATATCCGCAGTAGGTTGTATTTTCCCTGTAATCCGTTATTTTAATTTCTGCTGCACCGGCATCAATCCTGACGGCACAAAGGGTGAGATATGTTTTGGTTTCTGTATCTTTGAATCTTGGAATTGACGGCGATGTGGCAGGTGTACCGGATAGAATTTCAAACTCTATCTTGCGATAGTTTTCACCTGTATTACAGCAGATACCTACTGATAAATATCTGCCCAGAGATTCATTCACATAGCCTGAAAGGTCGTAAGTATACGGCGTATCAGAAAGAAAGTAATGTCCGTTTATCCAAGCTTTGCCGCTGCCGATAGTCAGTTTTAGCTTGTTTGCTGTCAGCTTGAAACACTGACCGTAATTGTCCTGAATGCCGTTGCAGATGATACTGCCAAGATAGTCACAGAAATTCTCGGCAGTATATGTTCTGTCGAGATTCTTTGCGTTGAAAAATCCATATGAAAATGCCATAGTCATACCTCCTTGAATGTGGGTGTGAGATTTCTGCCGTTCTGGTCGAAGCTCTCAATCATACCGATCAGCTGTATTTTATTCTGCCGCAGACCAAATCTGCGGTGTTCCACTGTCACATAATCTCCCACGAAATAATCTACACCATATCGGAACTGTGCCTGCTGTACCGCAATCTGCGATTCAGAAACCACAAGGGGCTGCACCATGCTCTCCTTGCCTTTTTCCTGTAAAAGATTGATGTATTCATCATCGGGAATTGGTTTGGATGCGCCGTCTTCCTGTTCTTCGTCCGCCATATCCTTTGCGTCCACGTACACCTCATAGCGGTCAAGATGTTCCGGTTCATCGCCGTCACAATATGTGGTACGTTTTCTCTCTTCTCCTTCGCCCTTGCCCAATATGTAGGCATAGTTTCTCTGCACAGAACTATCTGTGGAATAGGAAAATGAAAGCAGATTGTTATATCCGTCTGAGAAAACAATATGTGGGTTATCCTCTTGTAAGATACTTCTATCTGTACCCTCAGACAATTCAAGCAGCATTTCATACTGTTCATCGGTCGTCTTTACCAGTCGTATATTGGCAGTCCCACCGATTTTCTCGCAAATGGTGTATATCCATTTCATAAGGTTATCGTAGCTGATTTGCAGTTTGGTGTTCTGATTCCAGCAAGAGCCGGAAGAATCACCAATCGAAAGCCCCGGAATCTTTCTCGCACCTGTCCTGCAGGCGTTATACTGCACCACATTATTCACGATCTGTGCGTATGAAACTTTCTTTGTAAAGTTGAAAGTGGGATAAATGATTCTTCTCTCCAGCAGACACATTAAAAAGCGACCGCTCACAATGAGATAGTCGCCGTCTTCTGCATCTGTTTCCAGCTGTACCGATTCAATCAGTCCGTAGTGTTCTTTATCATCATCACGCCCCACAATTCTGCCTGTCCGGAAGATTTCAATATTTTTCGGAGATGCGGCAATGTACACTTCAAATACACCGCAGGCATAGTATTCAATATCCCACAGGAGAGAAGAAAAGCTGTCGCACACTGCCTCCAGAGTTATGGAGAGTTTGTCATCAGCCGGAATCATATTGTATATTTCAATCTGCATAAATCACACTCCCAAGTATGCATTGCGGTGTATCAGACGGACTTTCAGGCTTGACAGTCCCTCAGACGCACGGACATAAAACTTATTTTCTCCCTGCTTTAAGGTAAGCCAGGTGGAACCCGAAACAAGCCGATTGATGATATTTGTGGTAACGCCCTCACGCTCCAGTGTAACCGTCTTATTGCCAGTTTTCGTAGTTATGGTGATGATATCGCCGTCTTTGATATCGCCGAGAATCTGCATATATTCGTCCGTCAAAGCGTTGTAAATAGTTGGATTCTTTGCAGGACCTCCGCTGATTTCAAGGGTAAAGCCCACTTCATCACCGTCATTGACAATGGTCATGATGTTTTGTGTACTGTATTGACCGATTGGAAACGGTTCATCGTTATCGGGGAAAATGAAGTGAAAAGCGCCACGGATTTTGGAATATTCGGCAATCTGCGTTTCTGTGGAATACCAGTAAATATCGGGGCAGAGAATAGATATCTGCCCTTTGGTCAGCATTTCAAAGTTCTCCATTTCGCAGGTCTCCACAATACCCTCAGCATACACAGAGATGTTTTTTGTGGAGTAATATATTTTGATGTATCGTGATGGCTTGACCACCTGATACAGCTCATGCCTGCGTTTTTCAACATCAAAGCCACGCATTTCAAAGGGAATGACCACGTTTCGCTTTTCAATGAAAGCATTGTTGAGGTAGCTGCCGTCCATTCCGGCATAGCTTGATGTGCTGACTGTTCCGGCAGGCGGATTCAGCCCTTCAATCTTTGAGAACATGAACCTGTTTGCTGTTTTGGACAAGTCGATTTGCTGACCGGTTTCGTTTTCGAGGGTTAGGGTATAGAACATCTGGAATCACTCCTTTCTGTAAAAACATATTGACAGCCATCAATCTATATGTTATAATGTCATATAGATAATTACCAATATGAAAGAGGCGTACAAATGATGACAGACTGTAAAAATGTAGCTTCGGTTTTTAAAGCACTTGGTGATGAAAATAGGATCCGAATTCTTCAGATGCTTCATGGTGGAGAATTATGCGCCTGCAAGCTGTTGGAAACATTGAATATTACACAGCCTACGCTTTCACATCATATGAAAATACTGTGTGATAACGGAATTGTCAACGTAAGAAAAGAAGGAAAATGGTCCCACTACTCTTATTCAGATAACATTGATATTACTTTGATAAATATGATTTCATCTATTTTCACATCACAGGAGGATAAACAATGAATCAGATAAAAGAAATCTGCTTAAAAGAAAAAAGCAAAAACCCATATATGATATGGCGCAAACTCATAAAATTTTCAAACGTTCCTATGCACGGTCCCATTCATCATATAATAGATGGTGCTGCCTTCATGACCGCAATGTACAATGCGGGTGTAAAATTCAATCTTGACACAGCACTTGATGAACTTGCAAATCGTGGTTCTGATATGCCCGGAGCAACTTGCGGGAAATGGGGAATGTGTGGCTCTGCTTCATCTGTAGGTGCAGCACTTGCGATTATTCATGAAACAGGACCTCTTTCAAGCAATGAATATTACAAGCATAATTTACAACTTGTATCAAATGTTCTTTTGAAGGTTTCTGAAATCGGTGGTCCGAGATGCTGTAAAAGAAACGGATTTCTTGCGATTAAAACTGCTGCTGAGTTTGTTAGTAAAACATACGGCATTGATTTGGAATGTGATAATTTTTCATGTGATTTTTCAAATAAAAATGCTCAGTGTATTAAAACGAGATGCCCGTTTTACAGGAGGACTGAATGAAAAGAGTTGCTTTTATATGTGTTCACAACTCCTGCCGAAGTCAGATAGCAGAAGCTCTCGGTAATCATCTTGCAGGGGATGTTTTTGAAAGCTATTCTGCAGGTACAGAAACAAAACCGAAGATAAATCAAGATGCTGTACGCATTATGAAACAACTCTACGGAATTGATATGGAGAAAACACAATACTCGAAGCTGGTATCTGATATTCCCGAACCTGATATTGCCATATCAATGGGGTGCAATGTAGGTTGTCCGTTTATTGGCAGACCGTTTGATGACAACTGGGGGCTTGATGATCCGACAGGAAAATCTGATTCTGAATTTATTAAAGTCATACAAGAAATTGAAAAAAGAATTTTAGAGCTGAAAAGTGAATTAAACATATTTTAATTACACTTTCACCGCATTCTTCGTCTGTCTGTAAATCTCCAGCCGTGACAGTGCTTTCGGACTATTATTGGTCTGATTCACTGTCCGGCTGTTGTCGTTATTGTAGTAGTTATTGACCACAGAACTTTCAATTCCGCCGTTCATGATAGCACCTGTCATTCCGTCAAGTTTGTAGCTAAGGTCGGTATTAAGAGCAATTTTCATTGTATCCGCAACACCGGATACCGCCTTTGCAATAACCTTTTTGCTTTTGATAATGCCGTCTGCTAACCCCTGCATAAAGTCCGGCATCCAGCTTTCGTATTCGGTAAGAGGTCCCACGTCCGGCACAGAGAAGTGCAGATAGCTTCTGATGGTATCCGCCACATCGGTACAGGCGTCGGAAATCCAGCTGATACAGCTTTTGATACCGTCAACAATTCCGCTGATGATATCCGAACCCCAGCTGAATGCATCACTCGCCAGTCCCTTTACAAAGTTGACCGCCTTGTCAAATCCACTCTTAATCGTATCGTAAATACCGCTGATTGTATTGGAAATCGCTGATTTTACGCTGTTCCAGATGCTTGTCACAGTAGAACGTATGGTATTCATCACCGATGAAATTGTAGAAGAAATGCTGTTCCAAACGGAAGATATTGTATTTCTGATTCCGTTTACAACACCTGAAATCGCACCGCTGATGGTGTTCCAGATGGAGGAAATTACCGATTTGATGGTGTTCATCACACTTGAAATAAAGCCTGAAATTGCGTTCCATACCGTGGTGATGATATTTGAAATCGTACTCATCACTGTGGAAATCGCAGTACTGATTGCATTCCAGATGGTTTCAAAGAATGACTTAATGCCTTCAAGCAGAGGGGTGATAAACTCCACAATGGCATTCCATATGGTCTGTATCTTCTCAGAAATCCAGTCCATCACATTGCTGATAATGATATGTATTGCCTGAAAAATCGTCTCAAACAGATATTTCAAGGCTTCCAAAAGCGGAGATATGAACTCATATATCGTATTCCATATGCTTGAAATCGTATTGTAGATTGTGGTGCATACCGTAGAAATGACCGTCCATATGGCATTGAAAATGGTGGAGAAGAAATCGTGAATGCTTGTCAGGATTCCTGCGAAAAAGTCATAAACAGCCGTAAAAATAGAAACCGCAGTATCGTGAATAGCAGTTACAATTCCCGTAAAGAATGAAGATATCGCATTCCAGGTGTTCACAAAGAAATCGGCAATGGACTGGAAGAAAGAGCAAATGCTGTCCCATATGCCAATGAAGAAATCCTTGATTGCCGTCCAGACCTCGTCCCATGAAGTGCCGAACCAGCCAAGGAATACATCTAACACACCTGTCAGCGTGTTCAGAATATTGCTGAGTGAGTTTACAATGAAATCCCATATGCCTGTAAAGAGGTCTTTTATGCCATTCCAGCACTGATCCCAATCTCCGGTAAACAGACCGATGAAAATGTCGAGAATACTTAAAATGGTGTCGGTTACGAAAGAAAAAATATCTGCAATGTGCTGAAATACGCCCTCAAACAGTGGGGCAAGAACTTCACAAAGTCCATTCCACACGGCTTTCACCAGTTCTCCGAAGCTCTCAAAGTCAAAGCCGAGAGCATTGATGCGGTCGACGATTCCGGAAGTAAGCCTTTCAAATGTAGCTTTTATCTGTTCCCAAATGGAGAGAATGCTATTTTTGAAGTCCTCATTGGTATTCCACAGATTTACAAAGGCGGCAACTAATACAGCAACGATTGCAATCACAGCCACCACCGGTGCAGAAATACCGCCAATGGCAGCTCCAAGAGTGGAAAATGCTGTCTTTGCACCTGCAATTATAGTCGGAACTTTGCTGATAAAAGTCATCAGACTTCCCACCGAGGATATGACTTTGCCGATTACCACCAATAAAGGACCCATTGCCGCAGCAACGAGAGCAACTTTCACAATCGTCTCCTTTGTGGCAGGGTCCATGGCGTTGAGTTTATCAATAAATTCCTGAATTTTCGTTACGATTGATCTGATGACAGGCATCAGAATTTCGCCGAAAGAAATAGCCAGTTCTTCCAGCTGTGATTTTAAGATAGTCAGCTGACCGCCAAGGTTGTCCTGCATTGTTTCCGCCATAGAAAGCGATGTGCCGTCACAGTTTTCAATCGCAGAGGACAGCTTCTCCACGTCCTGGGGCGCGGCATTCATCAAAGCAAGGAAACCCGACATGGCGTTCTTGCCCACAAGAGCCTGTGCTGCACTTGCTTTTTCAGATTCTGACATCTGGTCAAATGCTACACGGCAGTCCGCAAGAATATCGGAAAGGTCACGCATGGAGCCGTCCGCATTGCTGGTTGCAATCTCCATTTCTCCGAAAGAAGAGGAGCAGAATTTGACCTCACTGGAAAGTGCGGTCATAATGGAACGCATGGAAGTACCGGACTGTGTGGACTTGATGCCTGCGTTTGCCATTAAGCCTAATGCCTCGGCTGTATCTTCACAGGAGAATCCCAAAGCACCCGCAATCGGAGCACAGTACTTGAAGGATTCACCAAGCATAGATACATTGGTATTGGCGTTGGAACTTGCAGAAGCGAGAACATCGGCAAAATGACCGCTGTCAGCAGCGGATAAGCCGAATGCAGTAAGCGCATCAGTGACAATATCCGATGTGGTTGCCAAATCCTCACCACTCGCAGCCGCAAGGTTCATGATACCGTCAATACCGGAAAGCATATCGCCGGTTTTCCAGCCTGCCATAGCCATGTAGTTCATTGCTTCAGCAGCTTCCGATGCTGAGAACTTCGTTTTCGAACCCATTTCACGAGCCTTATCACGAAGCTTTTCAAGGTCATCACCGGTTGCACCGGATACAGCTGCGACCTTCGACATAGCAGAATCAAAGTCAGATGCTGTCTTGACTGCTGCTGTACCTGCGGCGGCAATCGGAACTGTAACCTTTGTGGTAAGTGTAGCACCAACATCGAAAATCTTGTCCCCGACATTCTGGAGAATCTCTCCGGCTTCACCGATTTGCTTCAAAGAGTCCGATGCTTTGCCGGCTTCGGTTTCGAGATTGCGGAGTTCCTGTTCGGTTTCGATAATTTCTCGCTGTAATGCGTCATACTGTTCCTGAGAGATTTCACCATTGGCGAGTGCAGTATTGGCTTGTTCTGCGGCAGTTTTCAGCGTGGTGAGTTTCTCCTTGGTAGTAGCAATGCTGTCAGCAAGCAGCTTTTGTTTCTGGGAAAGCAGTTCTGTATTTTTCGGGTCAAGCTTCAGAAGCTTTTCCACGTCCTTCAGCTGCGTCTGAGTACTTTTGATGTTCTTGTTGACACTTTCCAGAGCCTTACTTAGCTTAGTGGTATCACCGCCGATTTCAACTGTAATGCCTTTGATTCTGTTTGCCATGTGGTTTCACCTCACTTTTTTAAATTTTTTTTGAAGCCTATTGACTTTTTTGCTTTTATGACATATAATATATCCAGAGGGTGTATCTCAGCCCAAAATGAGAGATTTATTAAGTGAGTTTCTCTTGACTCTATACAAGAAAGTTAAAAGTGAGCGTTTCGCAGCTCTGAATGCGACATTTAACAGCGAGGGAAAGTTCAACTTGCCCTCGCTTGTTTTATAGGAGGAGTATGGATAATATAAAATTCTATGAAGTAAATCCAAAGTATATTGATTACTTGCTTCCATATGCACCACATTTGTTTCATAATAAAAAGCCAGGACAACAAAATGAAAGAAAATATATCGGTGTTGTGCTTTCAATAAATGGATTTGATTATTTTGCACCGCTTTCTTCATTCAAAGAAAAGCATAAATCAATGAAGGAAAGCATTGATTTTATTAAAGTTAAAAACTATTGTGTGATAAACATAAATAATATGTTTCCTGTTCCGAATAGTGAGTGTACATATGTAGATATTAATTTGCAGAGAAACCTCAAGTATAAGTCCTTGTTGTTAGCCGAATACAGGGTAATAAAGTCCATACAGGATAAAATTCGCAAAAATGCTAACACACTTTATTTCTTGAAAAAACGTGATGGTAATTCTACGCCTCTTTCAAAGAGATGCAATGATTTTGAAAGGCTTGAAATTGTTTGCACAGAATATATCAAAAATTTAAAATGAATCAAAATCCGCCTGTGAAGCCATTTCATTCCAGCCATCGTAGTCATCATTTTCACGTTCCGTGAACATATCGTTTATCAGTCCAATCGTAAGCAAATCCAGCTCGGTCATAGAAAGACCGAGCTGTTTGCATCTTAACAGGAATAATGGCGTTGTCATCGGTCGGTCAGTCGGGCGATGTTTTTTTTAGATTCAATCTGCGTTGCTGTATTTAACCCCCACAGTTCAATCAACTGTGGCAGGATCTCATAAATACTGAAGGTGTTGAACTGTTCCAGAAAATCATCAGGACTGTCGGGAACGTTTTCAGGGTCAGCGTGTTTTGCCATGATGTAGGCGATGTTCTCGAAAACCTCAAGGCTTTCGATATCAAGTTCGCTCTTGTTCTCATCGCCCTCTTCCACATCCGTTTTCAGCGATGCAAAGTCCTTGTAAATATCCCTGCGGAACTTCAGACGATAAAGGCGAGGCACAGCAGCACTTGCCTTAAATGGCACTTCCATACCGTCAATGGTAATATTCTTTTTGATAGACATAGATATACCTCCTTATGAAGTCGTAGTGGTTGTAGTAGTTGTGGATGTTTTTGTATTCGGGCTGTACGGCATCTTGAACCAGTTGTTGTAAACTGTATCTGACGTGCTTTCGGTTGTCTTGGACTTTACAAGACCTGTGGGCAAAGGAGTAGCTTTCAGCGACAGCTTTTCCGTCTTAACTTCTGTGCTTTCCTCTGTAGTTGCAGATTCTGTTGTAGGACGTGAAGCCGAGCAGCAGTACATCACGTGTCTGATGTGGTGCTTGTCTCCAAGAAACTCAAACATCAATGCAAACTGTGCAAGTTCTGTATCATTTCTTTCCACAAGAACACCGTTGTTATCGAGAATTTCTCCTAAGATTTCCGTTGCAAATTCGGTTGTGATAAGGGCAATTTCAAGGTCACCGGTGTAGCCGGCGTTGTTGTTAATCACGTAATATACACCGTTATCCGCATGAAAATTTTCGGCCTCGCCGTTTGCATCAATAGAAAGCGATACGGCACCCGGCAGATGCTTTGACTCTCCATATGCAGGAACGGTCTTGTTGCCGTCCGGGTCTTCACCCCATTCATTGATTTTCGCCCAGTAGACATTCTGCAAACCGAATTTAACTTTGTTCTTCTTGTTTGCCATAAGTTATACCTCCGTTTCGTAAAGTACTTCATAGAGTTTTTCGGACTCTATCCATACTTCTGATTTTGTATAGTAGATTTTATGACGTTTCAGAACCTGTTCTATCTGATTTTCCAGTTCAGGATTCTTAACGTCTGTATATAGTTCAATATCCAGCTGTTTAAAGCTGAAATACATCTGATTATCCGCAGAAAATGTATTCTCTCCGGGAGATAAAAACAGTAAAAAAGGAGGCTTGGGACTCTCGCCCTCAGCAAAATGGTGGTAAGCAAAAGGCAGCTCCATTTCTTCCATCATTTCTGCGATTTGTTCGTAGGTCATTTGAGTGCCTCCTCGATCAGTTTTTCAAACAGCTGCACACCGCTTTCTTCTGCGGGGGATATATGTGGTTTTCCTGCCACACGTCCGCCGCCACGCTTGGCGTGGCCTTTTTCGAGGAGATGTGCAAGCTGGTATCTGTTTTTGGAATGTACAGTCATTTCAAGAGAATGGCTGTTTTCCTTTGTCTTTTTAACTGCCCAGCTTTTCGCATAAGCACCGGTGTCCTTTGGTGCATTGGAAGATATCTCTTTCTTGACAGAAGTCGCAGTTTTCTTTACCGCCTTTTTCATGCTCTCATTTGCAAGGTCGGCGTATTCCGTCAGACCTTTCATAATTTCAGCAGCCATGTTATCAATTGAAGTCATCGGGCACACCTGCCTTTCTTGTTTCACCCTCAATTTTCAGGTAATCGTTGCGGTCATAAAGAGGAATAATTCCTGTGATGTTGTAGATACTGTTTCGGAACAGGATGCGGAAATTGGTGCTGCTGATGTTCAGTGATGCAGGACTTTGACGGACGAGAAATTCAAGCTTCTGTACCTCTCTGGTTATTCCTGCATCAGTGGTTTCACTTGCTGTTTTCACAGTCACCTTTGCCCACAGGGAGAATGTTTCTTCCCATTTTGTGATGTGGTTGCCGATTTCGTCAATAACAGTTCTGTGTTCCAGAATGGTGATTCTCTGATTCAGATTTCCGATTTCCATCAAATCACGCCCTCTCTCTGTGCAAACAGGATAGAACGGAGATTCAGCGTTAACTTTTGATAATCGGGATTACTTCTGTTTTCATAAAGATAACCAAGTGCGAAAAGCATCGCAGTCCGCACGGTATCTTCATTTTGGGTAAAAGCATCCTCGTCCATTCTACCAACGTCCATTACCAGATTTTTAGCTGTAAGCAGCAGATTCTGAATCAGTTTGTCATCCTCATCATAATCCACTCTCAGATAATTCTTCGCTTCTTTCAGCGTTATCATTTACATCACGCTTTCTTGATGGTAAGTGTCTTAATAGCCTCCGGGAGAATCAGCTTGCCGTCCAGTCTCTGACTTGCAAGAAAGCCAACCTGTCCGGTCATAGCAAAGAGTTCATTCAGTCTCTTGAAAGAGCGTCCCTGTCTGTCAGCTACCCAGTAATAACTAAAGTCACCGAATGCCATACACTTGTTGCCAGCCTTGATTTCCGGCACATAGCTTGATGTCTTGTAAGGGCGATTGAGAATGGTATCTGGTACACCTGCCTGAACAGACGGATTCCAGATATAGTTTCCTGTGTTGTCCTTCAGCTTGCGAAGTGCCTTAACCGTGGAATCGTTGAGAACCCACACCGCTTTCTTACGATACGGACTTCTGAGGGAGTAGAACAGTTCCATGACATCATCAAATGTAATGCTTGCACCTGTAGTAGTTGCACCGTCTTCCGCACCGCCTACGGTATGGAAGATGCCTGTCGGCTTGCCCTTGCCGTCACCAACAAAGAATGCCTCTTCTTCCTTAGCGCCGATACGACGGGCAAATTCACGGGCAATGTAGGAAGGCAGGTCAAACACACTGTCGTTCAGCAGTTCCTCAGAAATCTTGATTGCTGTTCCCAGCTTATATGCGGAAAGCGATGCCTGACCGAAGGTATCATCGGAGAGCGTATACTGCTGCTCCTCGTCCATCCACACAGCTTCTCCCTTGGAAGTCACAATCGGAATCTTACGGTCGCCGTTGGAAGTCTTGATGACCGTTGCCATCTGACGGAAGACACTTTCTTCCTCCAATGCTTCCACCAGTTTTCGTTCGTGAGGTAGCAGTGTGCCGCCTTATCATCTTTCGATGACAGGTTTGCACAAAGC